AAAAAATATTCGTGTACCTGCTCAATCAGAATCGACAACAGTCCACACGCTTTTTCGATTTCCTCACGCTTCCATGGTGTGTTGTTGTTTAACTTTCCGCTAAGTGAAGATGGGTCAATTCCCAATGCTTCTGCAAACTTTTCATTCTTGCCATAAATTTCTCGGATTTTTCCTCTTAATTTTGCATAACTCATATATTCACTTCCTTTCTTTAGTTGAGTTTTCTCAACTCACGAACATAGAATAATACTATTTCAGTATAATGTCAAGAGTGTTTTTTGAGTTTTCTCAAACTTTTTTGTGTTTTTTTCTCTTTTTTGTTGAATTTCCTCAATTTTAGTGGTATATTCATATACAGAAAGGTGGTGTAAGAAAATGGATGCTTTTAAACGTGTTGACACTACTGCCAATAGAATAAAGATTGCTATGAACAAGGCAGGCATGAAGCAAGCCGATATTGTAAGACAAACTGGAATAGATAAAGGTGCCATGAGCAACTATGTTAAAGGGAAATATGAACCAAAGCAAGATGTGATCTATAAGATTGCACGCTGCCTGGATGTTTCCGAAATGTGGCTATGGGGATATGATTGCAATATGGAGCGTCCTGCAATGCAAAAAAATAACGATACCATTGCTGATATCGTTATAAGATTAAGAACGGATTCTGAATTTTTATCTGTAGTTGAATCGTTGAATAATTTAGATGAAGAACAGCTTCGAAGTGTAAAGCAGATGTTATCAGCTTTTCAGAAGTAACTTGTGGATGAGGTCAAGAAGTAAAATGTCATTGCACTGACCTAACAATTCATTGATTTTTTTAATGTATTCATTCTTCATTGACATACTCCTTTCGTCAGGAACAAATGTTCTGAATATATTCTAAATCATGAATTCGCATAAAACAATGGTAATTGTTAGCACTTGGAACATTATGAATTTTTTTACTAAAAACATATTTTTTTAAAAAGAAAGTAGGGAAAAGAATGTATTACAAACCAGAAGTGCATTTTACACCAGAAGAAGTTATAGAATATTTGAGAAAATCACAGTCGGATGATCCATTATTGACCGTGGAAGAAGTTCTTGCACGGCATGAATCCATATTGAATGAATGGGCAGAAGAAAATCTCGGTGATAGAGTGCCGGAAACGAACAAATACCGGGAAGTGGTGTCCGGTGAAACATTGAAGGACCGCCCGGAAATTCAGATAGTGCTGAAACGCATAGAATCACCGAAAATCAAAGCCGTTTCCGTGGTAGAACCACAACGTTTGACACGTGGTGACTTGGAAGATATCGGACGATTGATGAAGCTGTTAAAGCATACCAACACAATGGTTATTACACCGCAAAGAATGTATGATTTGCGAGATGAATACGATTGGGATGCTTTTGAAAGAGAATTAAAGCGTGGTAACGATTATCTGCAATATACAAAGAAAATTTTAAGCCGTGGCAAACTCCGTTCCGTAAGTGAAGGAAATTATATCGGTTCCGTTCCTCCGTATGGCTACGATAAAACATGGCTACACGAAGGCAAGAAAAAGTGTCCTTCCCTGGTGGAGCATCCGGAGCAGGCAGATGTTGTCCGCATGATTTTTGATTTGTATGTAAATAAGGACATGGGGATTCAAGCAATCTGTTACAAACTGGATGATTTGAATATTAAACCGCCAAAAGGAAAGCACTGGTCTCCAAATGCAATGAGAGATATGCTAACTAATATTCACTATATTGGAAAAGTAAAATGGAACTGGCGCAAAACTATTACCATCGTTGAAGATAGCGAATTTATAAAATCCCGTCCAAAGTCCAAAATTGGCGAATTTCTTGTTTTCGAAGGAAAGCACGATGGAATCATATCTGAAGAATTATTTAATGCTGCTGTGGCTAAAATAGGCAAAAACCCAAAAACAAAAGCAAAAAACAAAGTTAGAAATCCGCTTTCCGGTATTGTGCGCTGTCAGTGCGGAAGGTCCATGCAGTACAGAACATATATAAACAACGGTGTGGAAAGGGCAGAACCACGGTTAATGTGTTCTGGACAGCAATACTGCAACACCGGCTCTGCTACTTATGCGGAAATGCGTGAAAAGGTGTCAGAAATCCTCCGTTCTTGCATTGATGATTTTGAAATCAGAATACAGAACAATGAAGGTGATTCCGTCAAGCTTCATTCCCGGCTTATCAAGAACCTGGAAAAGAGGAAAGAAGAACTGGAAGCAAAAGAACTGGCACAATGGGAAGCACAAGCACATCCTGATCCGTCAAAGAGAATGCCGGAACACATCTTCCAAAAGCTGAATGAAAAATTATTAGCAGAAAAAGAAGAAGTCCGCCAGGCACTCTGCAAGGCTTACGAATCCATGCCGGAACCTATTGACTATGCGGAAAAGAAAAAGACATTCCAGGAAGCACTGGATGCCTTGAATAACCCAAATGTTCCTGCCCAGGTTGCAAATAACCTTCTGAAGCAGTGTATTGAGAAAATTGAATACAATAGGGAAAAACCGCAGATAATTAAAAG